AAAGCGTTCTAAGGAAGTAGGAGACGTTGAGGTTATAGTAAGTAACTATAAAAACAATGCGTTTTTACCTAAGTCACTAATAAAAGAAATAGAATACCTACAACAAACAGACAAAGAGTTCTGGAAGATTTATGGTCTAGGTGAATATGGAAATATAAGTGGCTTAATATACGAGAATGTCAAGTATGTTGATAGTATGCCAGATTGTAAGTTAGTGGCTTATGGCTTAGACTTTGGGTATAGTATAGACCCCTCAGCATGTGTAGCTGTTTACAAACGAGATGAGGAACTATATTTAAAAGAAATACTCTACCAAAGAGAATTGACTAACCAGGACCTAGCTGAGGCTTTACTGCCTATAGTTGGCAGAGATGAGGTTATATGTGATTCAGCAGAGCCTAAAAGTATAGAGGAAATATATAGACTAGGATTAAATGCTAAACCAGCTACAAAAGGTCGAGACAGTATTCTAAACGGAATAGACATTCTAAAACGCTATAAAATCAATGTTGTTAATAGTAGCAACCTTAGACGTGAGTTTAGGATGTATAAATGGGCAACAGACAAGAATGGAAATAGTCTTCAGAAACCAATAGGACAGGACCATTTAATGGATGCTTTAAGATACGTGGCATTAATACATTTAAAAGAAAATAATAGAGGATGGTATGCGATAAGATAAAACTATATAAAGGAGATTGCTTAGAAGTAATGAAAACAATACAGGACAAAAGTATTGACGCTATAATAACAGACCCTCCTTATGGAACTACAGCTTGCAAATGGGATTCAGTGATTGATTTTGACTTGATGTGGAAGCAGCTTAATAGAATAATTAAACCTAATGGAGCTATTGTTTTATTTGGTAGTGAGCCATTTAGTAGTGTTTTACGTGTGAGTAATCTAAAGAATTACAAATACGATTGGATATGGAAAAAAAATAAATTCTCAAATCATTTGAACGCTAAAAAGCAACCTATGAGAGCCTATGAAAATATAAGTGTATTCTATAAAAAGCAATGTGTTTTTAATCGAATACCTTTTAGAGTAGGCACTCAGAAAAATTACACTAATGGAAAAGGAAAAGAAGGCGGAGGCAATTGGGGAAATCACTATAAAGGCGATTTGAGTACTATTGATAAACCAATAAAAGCCGCAATAAATCATTTAGAATTTAATTCTGTTCATCCTGATTCTAAAGAATATAAAGGGCATAGTACTCAAAAGCCTGTTGACTTAATGGAGTACCTAATTAAAACATACACGAACGAAAACGAAATAGTCTTAGACTTTACTATGGGTAGTGGTTCAACAGGTGTAGCTTGTAAGAATACAAATAGAAACTTCATAGGCATAGAACAAGATGAAAACTATTTTAACATAGCACAACAAAGAATAAAAGAAACAGAATATAAATTGTTTTAATTTATTATATTTGAATGATAATTTATAAATAACTAACTCAATACGTTAGATTAGTCAATGTTTATTAAATTACGTTTTGGAAATTGGGAGTGGTCGGCAAAAGAGCGTCACTCCCTTTTTATTTTACAGGAAGAAAATTAGCAAATGCTGAGCAAATGCTAAGCAAATGCTGAGCAAATGGGGTTCTATAAGATAAGATAAGATATTTATCTTATTATTGATTTATACTATTTCATAAACTAGCTAATTGAATATATTAGTTTTAAGACATTATAATTAGTCAATGTATATAAACATATATAAAAAGTATTTAAGTTTCTTAGAATTGATTTAAATAGTGTTCTCAGCCATTGTGAGTTAGTATTTTAGTTGGTGTTTAGTTGTTTAGTATTTTACTTTAAATATTTATTTTAGTGTTTTGTTATTATTTAAAAATTTGTTATATATAGAATTATGGAAATTACAATCCCAACAAAGTGGGAAGATGTTACAATAGGAAATTACATCAACCTAAGACCAGTACTAAACTCTAAACTAAACCCTATAGAAAGAGTAGTCAACATTCTAGCAGTCTTAACAGGACAGAAAAGAGATGTAATAAAGAATATTAGTTTAGATCAATTTAAGTCTATTAAAAAGAAAATGAGTTTCTTAGAGACTGAATTACCTAACAAACTAAAAGACAAAAGATTTAAAATTGGTGGTCAGTGGTATGAGTTCAAAGTAGATGCTAAGAAGTTATTGTTTGGAGAGTATATTAACAGCATGGAGATTCTACAAAATGCTCAGGATAATGAGGAAGCAATATTTAACAACTTACATCACATACTAACCACTATTTGTAGACCAGTTAAAAAAACTTTGTTTGGTTGGAAACATATTGACGTGGATAGTGAGATCCTTAGAAAGACAGCAGACAACTTTCTAAATAACATGCCAATGACAATAGCTTACCCAATAGGTGTTTTTTTTTACACTCACTCGGAGGACTTAACAAAAGCTATAAAAACCTGTTTGATTCAGGAAGCCGAGAAGATGACGAAGGAAGCAAGGGAGGAACTGGATTTAGTCAACGCTGGGGATGGTGGCACACCTTAGACAATTTGACTAATAGTAGGATTGATAAATGGGATGAGATACTAAACTGGGATATAACTAAAGCTCTAAACATAGTAGCTTATTATAGTGACAAACAAAAAATGGAACAACAGGTCCACAGAGAAATGAGGCAAAAGTATAAACATAGATAATGGCAGACCAATTAGATATATTTGGTTTTGATGCTGACCAGTTAGAGGAAGTCAAAATAGACAATCCTACTACATTGAGTCAGGTGTTTAATAACATTGCTGCTGACATGGTTTATTGCTTACAGCAATCAGTTAGAAAAGAGGGTTTAGTTTATAAAGGTAATTTAGAGCAGTCTATAAAAATGCCTGTTAAAATGTTTGGATTTAGAATGGTTGCTACATTATATCTAGCTGATTATTACGATTATCTTAATCAAGGTGTTAAAGGTATTGGAGGGACTCGTAAATATAAAAAAGGAGTAAAGCTAAAAATTCCAGAACCTTGGGTCATTAAAGCTCCTAATAGTCCATATCAGTTTAAAAAAGGTCCTAGCGTTAGTCATGTTAGACAATGGGCTAAAAGTAAAGGACTAAACCAATATGCAGTAAGAAACTCTATTGCTAGAACTGGAATTAGACCTAGATACTTTTTTGATAATTGTATGAAAGAGACTTTTTATGGTGAGGCTTTTAACAAGTTTAAGACAGACATTAGAATAGTATCTGGTGAGAGAATTGCAAAAGGATTAAAAGAAATATTAAAGAAATGAGTTTAGAAATTAAATATCTACCACAACAATTTAGAACAGTCTACAATCCTGTAGAGGTTGTATTATATGAAACTAACAACACAACTAGAAACTATCCTGGATTTGCTTATTTGATTGATGTTAAGGATGGTTCTACTACAGTTGGAAGATTAAAAGTTCCTCCTACTACAGAAGGTTTTGGAAGGTTTGACATGTCTGGAATTATGGAAAGTTATATTTCTAGTGATTTAGGTTTGTTAAATGGAACTAACATTGCTACTGTAGAAAATAATAGTAATTCTTATAAAGATTTTACTTTGGAATTTGGTTGGGTACATTATAACACAGGATCTGCAACTTATGACATTCCGCAAACTGTAGAGTTTCCTGATAGTTCTACAGGCACTTCTTATGACTTACTAACTTTTAACGGTAGTTTACCAAGATATAGAAGAGACGTTGTTAATTTCTACGATTGGCAATACAATAACTACTATACAAAATACACTAATAAATCTACTACTAGAAAGTTTTTGACTAACTCTGTAAATGGTGGAAGTCCTAATAGTGTTTATAATCAAAAAGTAATGTTAACAGATGAGGGTTATATGTACGTTTTATATGATGGTGATTCTATAGACCAGTTATATGTTATCTCCTATGACTCTTCTGGAGCTGCAATTTCTAGCACTCCTATAGCTTTAGGAACTGGGCTTGCTGCTAAACATTTTAGAGTACCATGTTCACCAGCTACATTAGACAATATTACAGGAGTTGTAACTCCAGTAGTTAGTAATTCTGCCACATCTTACTCTATAGAGTTAAGAGACTCACCTACTACAGCTTCTGAAAAGTTTTATTTTAACATAGACTCAGAATGTAGATTTGAAACTAGGAGACTAGAGTTTTTAAACAGTTTGGGTGGTTTTGATTATTTTAACTTTACTAAAGTGTCAAGACATACAGAAGAAATAGAAAGAAAGTTTTTTGAAACTACTCCCAATGATTTAAGTTTAACAGGTGCTATAGACTACTCAATATCTAATAGAGAAAAAGTCCAATACTATACTAAGTCAATGCCTAAGATGAAACTAACTTCTGACTGGATTGACTATAATACTTATAATTGGTTGTTAGAACTTATAGAAAGTCCTGAGATTTATTTAATGGATAGCTATACAGCACCGTCAGGAAGTACAGAAATTAGACGAATCCCAGTTAAAAATATTGAAGGTAATTGGGAAGAAAAGGTTTCTAGTGTAGATAAAGTATTTAATTTAGAAGTGAATTTAGAGTTTGGTATTAACAATTTTAGACAGAGATTTTAATGGAAGAAAAATTAACAGAATTTGAAAAGATGTTAAAGGAGTTAGAAAATAAAGCAGTTCCTGAAAGAACATGCAATATTGATGACGAAAACTGTGAAAGCTGTAGCGGATAATGGTAAAAGAAGAACTATATATCAATGGAGAATGTGTAGAGTTGTTAGAATCTTTAAACCCTAACTTAACTTTTAACATTGCTGACATAGCAAACCCAGACCAAAGAAAAGCCGACTTTTCTAAGACTATTACTTTGCCAGCTAGTAAAAAGATTAATAAAATCTTTGAGCATATATTTGACGTTAATATAGATCTACAAACATTTAATCCTAATCTAAGGACAGACGTAATTTATTTAGTAAACGGAGAAGTCCAGTTAGATGGTTATTTACAAATAAAATCAGTAAATAATAAGAATGGTTTAATAAGTTATAGTTGTGTTATAATTGGTAGAATAGGAAATTTCTTTACTGCATTACAAGAACAGGAATTAACTGACTTAGATTTAAGTAGTTTAAATCATACTTACACAAAAGCTAATCAAGTAGCAACTTGGAATCTTCCTTTAACAACTGACTATTGTTATCCTATGATTAACTACGATATTAATTATGGTGGTTTGGCATTTAGTGAGATTTGGAATGTTGAGGATTTTAACCCAGCAGTAAAAGTCAAAAAGTATTTAGATGAAATATTTAGTTCTATTGGTTATTCCTACACATCAACATTTTTAACTAGTGATTATTTTAATACTTTAATAGTTCCTTTTTCTAGTAAGGAATTTAAATTAACAGAGTCAACTATTAATAATAGAGTTTTTAGTGCTTATAATTCTAAAGTAGCACAAACTACAACAGCCTTTACAACTACAACTAGTGGTACTGTTACTGGCATAACTAGTAGTGCATACATAACAAATCAAATAGTCCCACAGACTGAAAGCTATGACGCTGGAGGTGTTTACAATAATTTTATGGGGACTTATACTGTTAATGGTACAGGTCGCTATAACATTAGTGCTATGTTAAAACTACAAGGATTGTTTACAGCTCCCTCAGCATCTCCTACTGCTGGTTCTAATTATTTCCCTATTTGTGCTTTTCATGGTTATGTATCTTTAAATAGATACACTTCTGCTGGTGTTTTTATTAATACACTAGATTCTCAAAATTTTGTAATTAGTCCAGGACCAGACGCTGTAGCACCAGGAGCAACAGTTACAACTACAAACACTCCAGTAAATACATCAGACCCAGCTACAACACAAAACAACTATTTTACTGGGAGTTTGAGATACCCTGGTAATATAGAAATAGATGGTTATAGCAATAGCTCTCCTCCAAATAAATACTTTATAAGTGCTAACAATGTTAGATTAAATAATGGAGAAATAATAAAATTAGAATTGCTTTTTTCTTGTAGGTCAACCGATGCTTATGCTCAATATATACAATTTTTTCAAAGCAATGTATTTTGGAGAGACTCGGCTAATAATACTTATGATGCAGCAACAAACTCTTTTAAATTGAAAATAACAGATAGCTATTTTAATAATGAGGTAGTAAATAGTGGATATTCTGAGGATGATAATATTGACATGAATTCTGCTATTCCAGCAAAGGTCAAGCAAAAAGATTTTGTTAAGTCAATCATTAAGATGTTTAACTTATATATTCAGCCAGACCCAGCAGATGAAAAAAATTTATTAATTGAACCTAGAGACGATTTTTATAATAATGAAGTTACTGACTGGAGTACTAAATTAGACAAGAGTCAAGCTGTAGAGTCTAAGCCTATGGGTGCTTTAAACTATAAAGATTATTTATATACTTACAAAAAAGATAATGACTACTACAATGATTTATATTATAATACTTGGGATGAGGTTTACGGACAGTCTGACTTTAGTATTAATAACGACTTTTTAAAAACACAACATAAGACAGAACTTATTTTTTCACCTACTCCAAGCGTTGGTCAATTATGGTATGATAGGGTAATACCTACTATTATAAAATATGATGACAAAGATGGTATTCAAAGGACTGAGGCTAATATAAGGATTCTACAATGGGGAGGCTTAAAAGACACAGACCAGAACTGGTTACACAGTGACTCTAGTGGTAGTACTTTTAAAACTGACTA